TTTTAGAAACAAAATTTTTGCAAAACACAAAAACTAAAAATAATATTTGGATAAAATTGATTAATTATATAAGAATAATGACTTCAAGTCGGGTCCTTTCGGAGTCCCTACACACAAACTCTCGCGCATTGGTCACCTCTGTGGGAGAACGCTTAAGTTTGAGCCCCTCGTCGCACTTCCTGTCTTCGGGGAAACCCAGGAAGGTGTTATTAACACGTAAATAAGGTGAGGGCACGCTCCCCATATCGGGGGTGCTCTGCTCACCTTCTGAATCTTGATCAGAGGGCACGCTCCGTTCCCGGGTGCTCTGCTCATAATCATAGATTGACATGCATTTATCGCCGCAGTCTAGCGTCAGTTTCTCATCATCGCGGATGGAATTGTGGAGCCAGCGTTCAAAGAGTTCCCCGAATAGGTATCCGTTTAACACTTCGTTGCGGCCTTCTTCCATCCAATGTCTCTGCAGTTGTTCGAAAGCATTTTCGTGTGCTTGTGGTCCGTGGTACATCATTTCGATCAGCGCGCTTTGTGTTGCACTGAGCATGTGTTTGTTGATGTTCTTCGGATTTCTGCATTTGGTCCAGTTTACGATGTTTTGAATCAAAGTTTTGTCAAGCGCACCGACGTCATAGTCTTTGCCATCGACCTTTATCTTCGAAAAAGCCCTTCCTAGGAAGGTAGCTTCATCGAGTCTGACAAAGGGAACAGCAACTTCTTTCTTTGCTCCGTCAGTGTACTTGAGTCCGATGTTCTTGAAGAAAGTTGCAATTGACACATTGTTGAACATTTCTTTAACCACTGGGCTTACTGAACATATGAGATCGTCCCCATATATCACAGCGTCCACGTAGGTTTCAAAAGCTTCAACGGTCAATGCATCCTCAAGATCCATCTCATCGATGGTTTTTCCATTCGCATACCATTTCTCTGCGATTGCACACCACGCAATGAACAAGTACTGCCACATGGAGCATGTATTAACTATTGTAGTTATTCCAAGTCCAGATGGGCTAGATGCACTAGTTTTGTAAACTGTGTTGTATGCAACTTTGACCGATGTTACTGCTTCCTTGCACAAAACATTGCGTATCGCATTGCTTTGATCGTCTTTTCCACCGCCATAGGTGTTATACCAGTGGTTTATAGCAGCCCAAACATTTTCGCAGATTATGTGTGGGAGTGTTGGTCCAAAGGCTGAGACGTCGCCTGCCAGGATGTTGTCAGCCCAGCGTAGCTTAGCCACAAGCCTTTGCCAATCAGAACCGAGACAGTTCATTCCCACTGCGGAGAAATTTTTCAGGTTATTTTCGTAGAAAGCTGAACTAAAATCCAAGGTGTACTTCCGAACTGCATGTGTGAATTCGGTAGGCGAACAATCCACTTCTCGCGGATTGTCCACTTTAGCTTCGGATTTGAGTTCGTCTTTCAAGACCACTTGAAAAGCTGTTGGTGGGCACTTTCCGTTGAAACGCATCGCCATGTTCCTTTCGTGAAGGTCCACAACAATTGTGTTCAAGAAAAGGCTTTTGCCAACACGCTTGTA